CACCGTGGCGGCCGACTGGTTGAGTCGATTTATAATGAATGGAGACAATTCAAAAGTGGTAGTGGTATTACAGGCGATGATAAATGGAATCCTGCTGATATTTGGGTTGTTAAAAAAGGTTTTAAATTAAAGACTGGTTGCAAAACTCTTAGTGATTATAATCTCTACATTTACAATGCACTTGCTAATACAGAGTTGATTGGTATATCATTAAAGAAGTTAGACCCAAAAGCAGAACCACATTCCAAATTTTTTAATAATGGAAAACCATTAGTTGCAGAGTTTACAGGTGTCAAACTCGGTTTAAACATGACTGATTCTAAAGACATTTATATTGAATATAAATCTGAAGGTGTTGCTGGCTCAATGCAGATGAGAAATTTCTCCTCACGTCCAGTTCCTTCTTCATGGCAAGGCGAAATTAAAGGCAAGGCGGCCGCAGGTGGTAAAGTTGGAGGCGGTATCGTTATGACATTCGCACAAGAAGCTGGTGTACCTCGTAGCAAGTTAATGTTACCTAATCAATGTCCAATTGAAAGACCGACAGAAGCAGATTTTAAAAGATTTGCAACCGCATTTAAAGAGTTATCTGGTTCAAAAGAAAAACTTGATGCATTAATTGCTCAAGCAAAATCAGGACACAGACAAGATAAAACTTGGTGGATGTCCAAGTTTATTGGAATAGATTTGGTGTACACAGTATTAAAAGAAAACAAACAGGATGATTTTTGTAAATTGTTATTTGAATATGCATCATCAGCAACAAAAAATAGTAGTATCTTTATAAAGTATAGCTAACATGAATTTCACACAATTTTTATCAGAAGCATCTAAAGAAGGTGCTAATCTTCATCTAGAACACCTAGAGGATAATGTCCTGAATAATGGAGTTAATGGTACTAGAGACTCTATCAACTTCTTACGTTCTTTACGTGACATGTTGGCAGGAAACTCCTCAAACAAAACAAACATTACTACTAAGTGGGATGGTGCGCCTGCTATTATCTGTGGTACTAATCCAGATAATGGAAAGTTCTTTGTCGGCACTAAATCAGTTTTCAATAAAGAAGGTAAACTGAATTATACTAATGAAGATATTGACAATAACCATCCAAATCCAGGTCTAAATGATAAACTCAAAGTTGCATTGGCCTTTTTACCTAAACTAGGTATCAAAGGTATCATTCAAGGCGATATGATGTTTAGTAAAGGCGATATTGAAAGTAAAGTTATTGATGGTCAATCATATATTACTTTTCAACCAAACACCATCGTTTATGCGGTACCTTCTGATTCTGTAATGGCTAAAAAGATGTTAGCTGCTCAGATGGGTATTGTGTTTCACACCACATATAATGGTAAAACTATGGAATCATTACGTGCATCTTTTAACATTGATGTAGGTAACTTCACACAAACTAAAGATGTATGGTTCCGTGATGCTTCGTTTGTTGATGCTTCAGGCACCGCAACCTTTACAGATAAAGAAACAAGAGAATTAACAGATATTCTTTCAACTGCTGGCAAAATATTTCAATCGATTAATCCTGCTGTGTTGAATAGAATTTCTACCAACGAAACATTTAACTTGTACATTAAGACTTTTAATAATACCAAAGTCCGTGCAGGCGAACATATTAAAGATACTCAACAACATACAGTTCAATTGATTCGTTGGATTGAAGACCGTTTAAATAAAGAAATTTTGGCTGCCAAGAAAGAAGAAACAAGAAAGAAACGTATTGGAGAAAAGAATGAAGTCATGCGTTTTTTCCGTGGTAATGCTGGCCAATTAAAATTAATTTTTGATTTGATGAATGATATTGTAGATGCTAAAGTTATGATTGTACGTAAGTTAGAAACAATCAAATCTTCAGTAGACACATTTGTTCGTACAGATGATGGTTTCAAAGTAACAGGTCCTGAGGGATTTGTTTGTGTAGATAAACTTACCGGCGGTGCTTTGAAGTTAATTGACCGTTTAGAATTTGCTCATCAAAACTTTAACGCTGCCAAGAACTGGAGTAAATAATGCCTGATATAAAATACGATATTAGTAAAATAATGGCCGAATATGGTGATAACGATTTTGGTTTCACCGCAGTAGATGAAGAAGAATATAATGCAATCATTGCTCAAAAGGATGATACTGTAGAAGAATATAAACTTCGTCTTCATGAAGTAGAAAAGATTATTATGCCCTTCTTAACCAACCTTTTGAAAACTTCTGACCAACCCGTTATCAAGTGGCCAAATCGTAAACCTATTTTAGAAGCACAGATTCAAAAGATTTTAAATCTAACTAGAGGTTAAGATGGGCATTAATGCAATAAAGAAGGTACGTGAAACCAGAAAGCGCTTGACTGAAGCTGCATATGCTGGTAACATAGGTATTATGGAGTTGATTAAGTTCAAACAAAAAGCTAGTGATGAACAAAAGAAAAAGTTTAATGACCATGTAAAGAACAAACGTCATAAGGATGCTTGGAAAATGGTGCAAGACGTTACTGGTGTTCAACTACATAAGAGTGTACATGAAGAAGTTAAGCCAGACATTCTACCGAAATCTGGTGGTGGCCAAGACGGCACTTCTACGTTGGTTCAGTCTTATATGAAAGATACTCCAGGTCAGGACTTTAAAAAGTTTAGACAATATATAAAGAGTAAGTATTGATAATTTAAAATGTGAGGTTATTATGAAAGACATAGTGGTTGGTTGTATTACTAATTACAACTACAGTAAAATTAAAACGTGGGTAAACTCCCTTGACCAATCCGGATTTGATGGTCTAAAAGTTATGCTATGCTATAACCTTGATTATAGTGTAGCAGAAGAATTAGCAAAACGTAATTATACAATTTTTGCTTTTGGTCGAGATGAAGAAAACCAAAAATTGGTTTACAACAAAGAAAATTTTAATATTTGCCTTGAACGCTTTGCTCACATTCCATTCTTCTTCAACAAACTCCAAAACAAAGAACAATATCGTTATGTCATTTCTACAGATGTAAGAGATGTTGTTTTTCAATCCAATCCATCTGAGTGGTTAGAAAAAAATATTGGTGATAAAGACATAGTTGCTTCTTGTGAATCATTACGTTATATGGATGAACCTTGGGGAAAACAAAATCTTCACCTGTCATTTGGTCCATTGATTGCAGAACGTATGCAAGAAAGTTCAATTTACAATGCTGGTGTCATGGCAGGTAAATTTCAAACGATGATGGACTTAATGCAGAACATTTTCTTGTCTTGTGGTGGTGCTCCTGCTAACGTTCCTGGCGGCGGAGGTCCTGACCAAGCCGGCCTTAATGTTTTGCTTGGTTTAAAACCATACAAAGATATTACACGCTTCACAATGAGTGAAGAAGGCTGGGCTGCTCAATGTGGCACAACAGCTGACCCTAGAAAGATTGATTCTTTCCGTGAATTTTTACTTGAACCTAGTCCTATTATGAAAGATGGATTAGTATGTACAAGTACCGGCACATCACACGCTATTGTTCACCAATTCGACCGAGTGCCTGAATGGAGTAGAATTATTGAGGCTAAATATGCGTAATCTAGTTTTTTGTCCTGTAGGTAATCCATTAACCTTTGATGCCCGTTTTGATAAAGATAATCATTGGCGTTATACTAAAGATAACCGCAATTATGAAACGTTTGTGATACAATATTCCGAATTCAAGCCAGAAGATGGTACGTATGATGGTCTTGCTGAACAACGTGGTTTTAAATGGAATCTTGCTAAAGAATACTTGGAAAAACTTGACTATAAGAAGTATGAGTATGTAGCGTTCTTTGATGATGATTTGATTACAGACATACAAAATTTAAATCGTGCATTTGAATTGGCTAAAGAAAGAAATTTAAAAATCTTCCAGTTGTCAGTTACTAAAGATTCAGATGTTTTCTATCCCATTCTACGTAATCAACCTGGAATTAAATATACTAAGACCAATTTTATTGAAGTTATGGGACCAGTTATTCATACATCATTAATTCCTATTTGTTTAGATTTGTGGAATAGATATGAAATTTATTCTGGTTGGGGATTTGATAAGGTTCTTTGTGACCTAACTAAGGAAGACGCTGCAGTAATTCATTGCTCACAGATGTATCATCCAAAGAAGTATTCTTCTTATGATAAAAGCAATGCTTTTGCAGAAATGGACAAATTGTTGTCAGATGTATTTCCTAAGTTTATGAAAGAACACTACAATGAAAATTGGAATTTTACAGAATCACAAACAGAAAAAGAAATTATTTTAGAGGTATAACTATGAAAATTATTGTAACAGGCGGCGCCGGATTTATCGGTTCTCATATCGTTGATAAACTTATTGGTCTTGGCCATGAAGTTTCCGTTATTGATAACGAATCTTCGGAAGTACATGAACACTTTTACTACAATCCGTCAGCAACATACTATATTTTAGATATAGCAAACTACGAAGATACACGACCATTGTATGAAGGTGTTGATTATGTTTTCCATTGTGCGGCAGAATCTCGTATTCAACCAGCAATTGAAAATCCTTTATTAGCCGTAAGAACAAATACTTTAGGTACAGCAACAGTACTTCAATGTGCTCGTGAAGCAAAAGTTAAACGTGTAATGTATTCTTCTACCTCATCTGGTTATGGTTTAATAAATGAACCTCCACTTTCTGAAGATATGCCTGATGATTGTTTAAATCCTTATTCGGTTTCTAAAGTATCAGGAGAAAAATTATGTAAGATGTATACAGATTTGTTTGGTCTTGATACAGTAATATTCCGTTATTTTAATGTTTATGGTGTAAGAGAACCTTTAAAAGGTCCTTATGCACCCGTTGTTGGATTATTCTTACGACAAAAAGGATTTGGTCAACCATTAACAATTGTTGGTGACGGTACCCAGCGCCGAGACTTTACGCACGTTGATGATGTAGTCCAAGCAAATATACTTGCTATGCAATATAATTCTACTGGTGCTTTTGGAAAAGTTTATAATGTAGGTACAGGCACAAATCACTCTGTGCTTGAACTTGCTCGAATGATTTCTGATAACGTTAAATTTATTCCACCCCGCATCGGTGAAGCATATATTACTCTTGCTAATAACAATAAGTTAAGAGATACTTTTGGTTGGGAACCAACAAAACGAATTGAGGATTATGTGAAGGAAAATCTATAATGTATAAATCATTATACGAAATCATGAAAGAGGAAGGTCTTTTCCTAGACGAAAATCGCAAATGGGGAACAGACAAACTCACCAAACATCCTTATACTGAAGAATATGATGAGTTGTTTGCTCAATGGCGAGATAAACCTGTAAAACTATTAGAGATTGGTGCTTATTATGGCGCATCAACAATTGCTTGGGATAAGTATTTTCCTAAGGGAGATATTACTGTTGTTGATATTGAACCTAGAACCGCTCTAGAAAATATTCAAGGTCGTATTGACCCTGACCGAACTAGAATCATTATTGCTGATGCTTACTCAAAAGAGTTTATTGATTCTGTTGGTAATTTTGATATAGTTAATGATGATGGGCCGCATGATAAAGAATCTATGATAGCTTGTGCTAAATTATATTTTCCTAAATTAAATCCTGGTGGTGTAATAGTCATTGAAGATATTCCACATGAAAGTTGGATAGATGATATTATAAAAGAGTTACCTAAAAGGATACGAACTAAACGTGTAGACTTGTCAGGTAGCGCAGCTTCAGATAGTCGAATTTTTATTATATGGAAATAATATGAGAAATATATTTTTAGATTTAGGAACTCATTACGGCCAAGGTATGAGAGAATTTATTGAACGATTTAATATGGACCAAACTTGGGAAATTTATACGTTCGAAGCAAATCCAGTTACCTTTGATAAATTCCTAAAAGAATACGGCCATTTAACTCCAGGTGTTCGTGCCTACAATGCAGCTGTTAGTGACCATAATGGTTTAATTACAGTTAATCTAGAAACACCGCCAGGTGAAGATGATACGGGTATGGGTTCTTCTGTAATTCCATTAGATAAATGGGATCCATGGGGTATGCAAGCAAATGACCAGTTTAAGTTGCAACGTGAAGTAAAATGTTTTGACCTTTCTGGATTTATTCAAGAATTATTTCAACCAGAAGATAACATTATTGTAAAAATGGATATTGAAGGTTCTGAATTTGATACATTAGAGAAAATGATTGCAGACGGAACTATGGAATATATTAATCATATTTCTATAGAATGGCATGCTCGTTTCTTTAAGAACCGTGAAGAAATTGAAATTCGTGAAGCAGCATTGCTTGAGAAGTTAAAAACATATCCTAATTTGGTGTCAGAAGCATGGCGATAAATCAAGGCTATTTTCTAATAGGTCTTGGCAAACAGTACATATTAGAATCATATCTATTACTTGAAACTATTCGTAAGTCTGGTTGTACTAGACCTATGAGTTTATTAATTCATGAGCAAGACCGTGAATATGCTGAATCTATGGGTGTATTTGACAAACTAATAATCTTTGATGCAAGAGATGATTTGTGGACTTCATGCGAGACAGGTTTTGAGAAGTATTGTCTTTATCCAAGAGTCAACTTTGAAAAATATTTACCTTACGAAGAAACTATAATTGTTGATTCAGATGTTCTTTGTCAATATAATCCAGAAGCTCTTTGGAATTATATGTCAAAGCAACCATTTCCAATTAGAATGTTGGGTCGTAAGAATGATCCTAATTGGCATTGGGGTGCTATTGAAGAAGTTTCTAAAGCGTATGGTAAACACGTACCACATGTTCATGGCGGGTTTTTCTATTTGAGAAAGAATTCTTTCTTAGAACAATTCTTTGCTTACTGTAGAGTTGTATTTTATAGATACGATGAATATAAATGTCGGCGTGCTTTTAGAGGTGGTCGTGTAGATGAAATTATCTTTGCTATCGCACACTCCTACTTCAATATGGATCCAGTTCCGTTTGATGAAGTGCCAGTTATGACATTTAATTACACACCTGATAGGATAATACCTTCTAAGCTACAAACAGAAGGCGGACAGAACATAGAGTTGTACGACTACATACCTTTTGTACATATGTTTGATAAGTTAGACGGGGATAACTTTAAATCCCTGTATAGTAAAATTATGAATGGAGTTTAATATGCAAGTTGGTGTTATTGGTAATGGTTTTGTTGGTAATGCAATTTACCAAAATTTTAAGGACAAAGTCCTTACAAAAGTGTATGATGTTAAAGTTGAAAAACGACTAAACGAATTAGAAGAAGTGTTAGGTTCTGACATTATTTTCATTTGTCTTCCTACACCAATGCAATCTACTGGTGAATGTGATTTGTCTTTTGTTAATGCGTTCTTTATGGATATTGAAGCACGGCTCAAAATAATTAAAAAAGACCCGTTGTTTGTAATTAAGTCAACTGTGCCAATTGGCACTACAGAAAAATTGTGTCGTAAATATCCTTTTAATATTGTACACAATCCAGAATTTTTAACCGCAGTAAATGCTGTTGAAGACTTCCGCAATTCTGACCGTAATATCATTGGCGGTAACCAAGCACATTGTTTACAGTTAAAAGATTTTTACGTTCAACATTTTCCATATACTCCTATTCAAATTGTTTCTTCTAATGAATCTGAAACGATTAAGTATTTTTGTAATTCATTCTTAGCATCTAAAGTTGCTTTCTTTAACAATCTATTCCAAATCTGTGAGAAACTTGGAATGAATTTTGATTCTGTTAAAGATGGTGTTTGTTCAGATACACGCATCGGCGGTTCACACACTAAAGTTCCAGGTCCCGATGGCCTAATGGGTTTTGGTGGTTACTGTTTTCCTAAAGACATTAACGCTTTGATTAACACACTTAAAGAAAATGATATTGATGACCGCCTGTTTAGAACAGTTTGGGAATACAACCAAAGTATTAGACCTGAAGAATGAAACCATACGATTTTGTAATAGTTGGCGCAGGATTCTTTGGTGCCACTTTCGCTAGACTTGCTACTGATGCAGGTAAAAAATGTTTAGTTATCGATAATCGTTCTCACATTGGTGGGAATGCTTACTCTCAAAATGTAGATGGCATCGATGTTCATTTATACGGCCCTCATATTTTTCATACTAACAATGATGCTATTTGGGAGTTTGTAAACAAGTTCTCTGAGTTTAATAATTTCAGGCTTGAACCTAAATCTACAACCAAAGGTAAAATGTATTCATTACCATTTAACATGAATACATTTTATGAAATGTGGGGTGTAACAACACCTGACCAAGCCAAAGAAGTTATAGCTGCTCAGAAGTTTCAAGGCGAACCAACTAACTTAGAAGAACAAGCACTATCGTTGGTTGGCCGTGACATATATGAAACTTTGATTAAAGGCTATACTGAGAAACAATGGCAAAAAGACCCTAAAGAATTACCTGCTTTTATTATTAAGCGTTTGCCTTTGCGTTTTACGTATGATAACAATTACTTTGATGACAAATATCAAGGCATTCCTGTTGACGGTTACGGCAAGTTATTTGAACGTATGCTTGAGGGTATAGAAGTAAGAATAGAAGCCGACTATTTCAAATATAAAGATATGTGGGACCAACTTGCCGATAAGATTGTATTTACAGGCAAGATAGATGAGTATTTCGACTATGAATTTGGTGAGTTAGAGTATCGAACATTGGACTTCATCCATGAACGATTGGAGACTGATAACGCACAAGGTAGTGCTATGATTAACTATCCTGATTCCGATGTGCCATGGACTCGTATAGTAGAACATAAACATTTCACTAAGGCAAAGACCGATTTTACCATCATTACTAAAGAGATACCTGCGGAATGGGACAAAACAAAGATACCTTGTTATCCTATTAATGATGAAAAGAATACGGCCATATATAATAAGTATCGAGAAAAAGCAAACGCTTTAGAGAACGTAATCTTTGGTGGAAGATTAACGGAGTATAAATACTACGATATGCACCAGGTCATCGGTTCTGCCATGACCACGGTAAAAAAACACTTATAATAGTATAACTGCTGCAGAGGCGGGTAAATGAGATTTAAAGAATTTCTGTCTGAGAAGGCAGAACCACGTAAAGTTATTGTCGTGTATGGCGGAGGATTTCAGCCATTTCACGCAGGACACATGAGTTCTTATGAAGAAGCAAAACGTGCTTTTCCTAAGGCTGAATTCTATGTTGCATCCTCTAATGATACAAAAAGTCGCCCAATACCTTTTGCAGATAAAAGATTTCTAGCACAACAGGCCGGCGTTGTTGACCACTTTGTACAAGTTGTTCAACCAGTTAATCCCCAAGAAATTTTAAGTCATTACAATCCAGAAAAAGACGTTCTTATTCTGGTACGTTCTGAGCGTGACCCTGTGAACTATACTAAGAAAGATGGTTCACCAGCTTATTATCAACCATTTAAATCTCTTAAAGATTCCGTTCCTTTTAATCCTAAAGGCGGTCATGGTTATATCTTTGTAACTAAAAAGAAAATCTTTAAGATTGGCCAAAAAGAAGTATACTCAGGCAGTCAAGTACGTGACATGTACCAAAAGGCTGATGATGCTGGCCGTAGAGTAATTGTAAAAGCTTTGTATCCACAAGCAACAAGTGTCGATAAAGTCAAACGTATGCTTGACAAATATATTGGCGGTGTTAAAGAATCAATAGATGAACATTTTGAAGAATTTTCTGAAGTTCTTAATGAAGGTGTTCACGATAAGTCCATCTTCAAAGCAGTTTTCATGGGCGGTGGGCCCGGTTCTGGCAAAGATTATGTATTAGATAAAACTCTTGCAGGCCACGGATTAACTGAGATTAATTCCGACAAAGCTCTTGAGTATTTGATGGACAAAAGAAATCTCGATAAGAGAATGCCTGCATCAGAAAAAGGTGCTAGAGAAGTTACTCGCACTAAAGCAAAGTCTATGACTGAGTTGAGACAAAAGTTGGCTCTTCTTGGTCGTAATGGTCTTATCATCAACGGTACTGGTGATGACCACGCAAAGATTAAAAAAATTAAAGACCGCTTAGAAGAACTTGGTTATGAGTCTTCTATGATTATGGTTAATACTCGTGACGAAGTATCAGCATCACGTAATGTAGAACGAGGCCAACGTGGCGGCCGTGCAGTACCAGAAGACATTCGCAAAGAAAAATGGCAGTCGGTTCAAAACGCACGACCAGAACTCGCTAAGATGTTTGGCGATAATTATTCCGAAATAGATAATTCAGATGATTTACGTGCAGCTTCTCCTCAAGTACGTGCAGCTAAAGAAAAAGAATTTCTTGACCTATATAAAAAGATACAAAAATTTGTCAAAGCACCTCCAAAGAATCCTGAAGCAAAACAATGGGTTGCTTCTGAGTTAGATAAAAAAGATACACATCCAATTCCAAAAGGCGAAACTTCAATTGCACCACATCCAAACTCTAGTGCAACAGAAGAAGCCCGCCGACTAGGCCTACAATACTACGGCTTCGGCCGATATGGCCAAAAAGGCAAAGTAACTTACCGAGTTATCCACGATAAACTTGTTGCTGTTGAAAAAATGCCAACAAATATGCCAAAAGAAACTCCTGCTAATAAAGTTAATGAGGAGTTTGAAGAAATGCTTTCAGAAAATGATAAACCAAATTACATGAAAGATAATAATGGCAAAATTAGAGTTTTTATGTTACGTAGAAACGCTGCAAAAGAAGCCCACTTAAAAGGTGGCACAGTACAACAAAACACCGATAAAATACATGGTGGTTACATAGTTCAATTACATGAGGAGAAAAAAGATGTTGAAATTTATCAAGAACCTATTCAAGAAGCCAGAACAAACAACAGTTCCGCCAGTGGAAACACAAGCAGAACAATTACCGTTAGTTCAATTAGGACCAGAGCCAGTGGCAGAAAAAATACCGGAAGTATTAGTGAAGGCACCGAGCCAGTTGACGCCAGAACCGACACCTTCACCGGTCACCAAAACAAACAAACCCTCGCAGCGCAAACGCTCCAACCAAACCTCCGCAAAAACAATTTCGAAGAGCTCCGTTCCAAGCAAAAAGAAAAAGCCGTCAAAGAGTCCATCGACCAAGGCATAGAGACTGGTCTATCGATGGCGGGCGCTGGTGAATCAATTGGCTGTGATATGGGTGAGAAGATTAGAAAGAAAGATTCTAAAGTAACTCCTGTATCAGAGATGCAAGGTGATGAGACTGGCGCTTCAGTTGGTGCTCAAAAAGAAGATGAACTAAAAAAGAAAGGTATTAACCTTTCTTCATTTAAATCAAAGAACTACTTATGAAATCATTTAAAAATTATCTTACTGCCTTGTCTTTGGATGAACAATTCGATATAATTGAAGACATGGTGCAAGAATTAGCCGGAGAACATGGTGTAGATGCAGAAACGATTTGGGAAGATTTTGAATCTGTTGATGATGTTGAATTGTATGAGACAGCTGCATGGCGCCGTAAAGAAGGAAAAAATCCTGAAGGTGGTCTGAATCGTAAGGGTATTGAATCTTATCGCAGAGAGAATCCAGGTTCACATCTATCAATGGCAGTTACAACTCCACCTTCAAAATTAAAGCCAGGTTCTAAGGCAGCAAATCGTAGAAAATCATTCTGTGCTCGCATGGGCGGCATGGAAGGTCCAATGAAAAAACCTAATGGTGAACCAACTCGCAAAGCTTTGGCTTTGAGAAAATGGAATTGCTAAGTGACACTAATTACAAATTAACATAAACTAGGAGACAATACATGTCAAATTTTGATAACAAAACAACAAAAAGTGTAGCGGACGCAGTTACACAAATCATGACCAATGAAGAATTAAAAGGCGGTCAAGTTAAGATTGACAAGAACCACAATGGTAAAATTGATGGTCAAGACTTTAAAATTCTTCGTGGTCAAAAGAAAGCCAATGAAGAAACCGAACAACTAAAAGAGTATGAATCAAAGAATGGTTCTTATACTCACAAAGGTACTTACGGTTATGCAGGTAAGGGCGCTGAACACGGCGATACTGACTATGCAAAAGAAAATGAATTAGCAAAAGCTGCTGACAAACCAAAGAAACCTGCTCGTGGTAAATACGGTGCTCGTCAAAACTTCAAGCGTTCAACTCGTGTAAATGAA